GCTCTAGGGAAGTTTCGTTGAGGTCTGCGCCAGTAGCAGGAGTATTGGCGTAGTTTGAGCTCAACGCGGTCGGGTGAGCCGTCGAAAACAGAGCAACACCGTCACCGCCGGCATAGTTGCCGCCAGTAAAGCCGTTGTTCAGCACCGAGGCGCCCTTGACCTGCTTGGTGTGTGCCATCGAACGAGCCATAGCCTTGGTATAGCGGCCAGACAGACGATCGTAGAGGTTGTCCTCCACAGCTTCTTCCGTCAGCGCAAACGCCATAGCGATGGTCTCATGCGTATAGCGAGCAGTAAACGATTCCAAAGCGGTATCGTACTGAACACCAGCACCTTCAGTCTTGACCGGCGCAGCGCCAAAGCCCGTCAGCATGACTTCCTCTTCAAACGCCCGGTCAGACGTTTCAATCGAGAAAATCTCTTCGTGCTCGTTTTCGTAGCGCTTGTACTCCAAACCGAACAGTGCGTTCAGCCCCGGCTCAAGTTCCTTGACAAGTTGGGAACGGGTAATTGCCATGATTAAGCTCCGTCAGCAGCAACACCGACGCTACCGTACTGGTGTTGATTGAGTTTGACAACAACCACAGCGTACTGGCCCAAAGCGTTGTCTGCTTGATTGCTCAAGCCAACAATCTTCATGGTCAGCGCAGCGGTTTTGGCGGGGGTGCCCAGCGTGCCAGCAGAAACACCGGTAGTGGTGCTGCCCGTGGTCGAAGCCGTCGGATCCGCATTCTTGCCAATATCTGCCTGGGTGATCGTGCCAGCAGCCTGGATCAGGAACAACTGGCTGGGATCGTCCAGCACTTCGCAGTCGATCTGACCGGTATTGACGGTAATGCTGCCCGGATAAAAGTTCTTCCAGGTCGGCTTGTCAGCACGGGTAGGATCGTTGTACTGACAGCCGTTGAACACGCCCGTAGGAGCGTTGTGCGTGGATGCGTCGTACTTAATGATGTAGCCGTCGTATACAACGACCAAATCGCCTTGATAAATCGCCCCGGCCTGTCCACTGGCGATCTGGTAACCGTACTGCTTTTGAGCACCGGTTGCCGAAAGATTGCCAACGGGACGCAGTCCAAAGGGCTTATTTACGTTTGCCATTTGAAAACTCCGATTGATTAATTGATAGCCTTACGGCTGCCGGAAAGTAGTGCGCGAACTCCGCTCAGGAGCTTGAATTCGCATTGTAGAGTGAGCGTTTTCACGCATCATCTCGTTGTCCACTGCCAGCAACTGATCCTGGGCCTTCTTGCGGAAATAATCATTGCGCTCATTCACAGTTTCTTCTGGAATTCTGGCAAGAATCAACCCGCCTACCGAAATCACGCCCGCATGCTTACCATCTTCGATAGTAGGCAGCATTCCGCGGTATTCCTCGGGCACTTCGTCAATGCGGACCATTTCATAGCCCTCACGAAGACGCCCATAGACGTTTTGCTTGTCGTCATACCCATTTACTTCTGCACGAATCCAACGATGTTTATATCCAGGAGGGGCAGGAGGTGCGTCAAGCCGGGAAGGAGGGGTCCAAGGGCGGCGACGAGTCTCCTTATCGCGAGAAACGCGGGGGGCTTTGTCGATGGTGATTTTTTCGCTCATTGTCTTACTCCTTGACGTACTTGGCATATTCCTCAAGAGGAACATTCAGTTTCTTTGCAATAGCAACCTGACTCGGTGATAGCCGAACAGTACGGCGCGCACTATTGATTCCGGAACTCCGGGAAGCAGGGGCTACAGCAGGCGCGGATCGCTGTAGTCTGTTAGTTTGTTGCGGATTTTCATCCGAAAACCGTTTGGGGAACTCGTCCCGCAAACGGCGATCTAATTCAGTGTAGTACTCATCGCTGTTAGGGTCAACCCCCTCCTGCTCAATAAGAGTTTGGTGGATTCCCCATGCGGCATACGTCAACACGCGATCCTGGCCAAACCAACTATTCCTGGCCGCCCATTCTTCAGCCCGGGGGCTAGGCGTTGGCCGTTGCGCAACGGGCTGCTGGTACTGCTGAACCTGCTGCTGATAGGGCTGCGGCTGTGGCTGGGCCGCCGCTTGCTGCAAATTGTTCTGTTGCTGCTGCAACCAGCCAGCAACCTGCTTTTGATCCAGCACCAGCTCGGAAAGGCGCTGCTGAGCCTCTGTTTCCGTGTCAATATCGCCTTCTTCCCGAGCTTTTTTGATAATTGCTCGCAAAGTAGCCTGTTGAGTATCCAATCGGCTCTTGGTTTCATTGAGCCGGCTGTAGTCAGTGTGGGCTAATTGCTGCTGAAGCAGCTGCGCTTGGCTTTGCAGGCCTTTTGCATACTCCAGCGCGGCCTGTTCACGGCGCTCCGACTCCCGCATGCGGGCAGTCAGCTTTGCTATGCGTTTTTGCACCGCCTCGCTCACGGCGTCCAACTCATCACGTTGCGAATTGGATTCTTGTGCTTCCGATTGAGAAGAAATTGTCTCCTGGGCCTCGGAATTTTCTGGTACGGGGCTTTCCAGCGTCACGCTGGTGGGTTTTTCCCCTTCTCCAAGATCAAATTCCAATTGTTCAGTATTCATTGCTGCTGCGGTAGTTGCCATTGGTCACCTCACATGTGAAGAATGTCTTCGGGATCGCTGATTCGAGCCAAAATCTCGTCGTCGTTGAGGATTCGCACCTCTCCGCCGTCAATATTGATTCGCGCTCCGGCATAGCGGCCAAAAATGACCCAATCGCCCTTCTGGCACCACGCACCATTAGGGAATTTGGCTTCATCTTTGTATGCAAGGTCTCCTACCGACAAAACATATCCGCAAACAGTAGCAACTTGCTCCCGTTGGCGAGTTTGATCAGCTAGAACAATGCCGCCTTTGGTTTTTTCAGCCCCCCGATAGGGCAACAACACAATTCTCCAGCCCGTTGGCCTGGGAATACGGTCAATAACCGATTCTTTTAGCCTATCGACATCCAGACTCCCGTCCCTGTCGTAAGCATCATCCAAAACTGGTTCGTGAGCCGCTTCATTTTCGGCCCACTTTTTCTGGAGCGCAGTCATTTCCATGCTGATTCCTTTAGCTGAGGTCTTCGTTACCGTCCAAGAGATCATCAATTGCCTCTTGAACGAACTTATAGCCCTCTAACCGGCCCATCAGGAACTTGTACTGCTCCATATCGCGAACACCACCACCAATAATCAAATTCTCCGTGCTGTTTTGGAGCTTTTTAATTGTATGGCGAAGGTTTTCGATAAACTCAAGCATGGATTTCTCCAATGAAGCAGACAGATAGGCCCCTGTCCGAAGGCTGTGCCTATACTAGCACGGGTTTCAAGCAAGTTTTACCTTATTAAACGCATCTTTTCGGTAAACGTATGTCACTTCAGGCTTTTTTGGAACCTTTGGGCCCGGTTTTGGACCCGCGGGAGCGGGTTTGGCCTTGGTTTTATTGCCGTTTTTGGGCATTTTGTGCTCCTTGTTGTGCATTTTTAGCCACCATCGACTGCGCCTGAAGCGCCAATTTAGCCTGATCAAACTGTTTGTCAGTCGCTTCACGTTGTTGATCAAATTGCAAGCGTGCCTGATCCAGCGCCGTCTTCTGTTGGTCCCGTTGTGCGCTTTGTTGAAGCTCTTGCTTCTTCAATTCCACCAGCGGATCTGTTTGATCTCCCGTCAATTGACTCTGTAACTGTTTGACTTCTTGGAAGAACTGCGCAGTTTTCATCGCAACCATGGCTTCTCTCTGTAAAGAGGACACCAATTGGTCCGGGTCCGTTCCATACTGCGTAAACAACTCCGCTTCTACTGCCTCTTCCGCCTTCAATCGGATGTGATCAAAGACGTGTTTTTGCAAATTGACCGCAACTTGCGGCATGCTTTGCATCATGGGTGACATACCAAACAGCAAATGCGTCAGGATGTGCGCATCGTGCTGCTGTCCAGCAAATGCTTTCAAGGGAGACCCATCCAAAACCTGGCTGTTTTCGCTTGCTGGGTCCTTGGGCTTGTCCACATTTTGCGTGTTCAAGATCTGGTCAATGTCCCGCACCCCAATTGCCTCATACATGCGGCGATAGGCCTCATACATGTTGTGCATCTGCGGAGCACTTTGGGCCAATTGCAGCTGCGTCTGCGCCATGGTGATGCGCTGAGCTACTGAAAAGATGTTGGGGTCAGAAACCGGCAACACATCAATGCGGTCATCAAAGTCTTTTGCTTTGATAACCCGCGACTCCCCAGGCACGTCATACGGGTACTCGGGAGGCAAATACTCTGCAAAACCTTTGGCCAGCAACTGAAATTCAAGCTTTTGCGAGTAGTGCAAGCGCTTATGGATGGAAGACATCACCGCGCTGCCCTTTTCAAGCAACGCAATCGTCGTCCCCACTGCTGCATTCTGGTTGCTGTCGCCCACCTGCATATCGGTAATGCTCGACAACCGCCGACCACTATCTACGCAGAACCCAAGCAAGGTAAACAGCGTCTGGCTTGGCTCCTTGTACGGCAACGGCAACATCGAAGATTGCAGCTCTGCTCCGCCTGCATCCATCTCCCGCCACTCCCCCGGCTGCAGAGGAATATCATCGTTGGCAATCCGCGCACCCTTGGCCACAAACCCCGCAGGAAGATTGGCCAGCGTGCCGGCATCAATCAATTGCTGCAACGCCGCAGATGCCGTCTTGCTAAGACCCCCAACCAAATGCAAGAACCCAAGGCCATAGGCGCCCGGGCCTTGAACCAGCAGGTAGTGGACGTAGTATTGGCTGCGCTTGTACAGCTCATCGCCTTCTTTCCAATTGCGGCGAATGCCCACCACCGTGTTGGAAATCTCGTCAATTGTGACCACGTACGGCAGCTTGATGCCTGTGGCCTCCCCATTTTTGTCCTTGTGCTCAAAGCCTTGCAGATCTAAATCAATCTGGAATTCCAGGAGCACCATTTCCTCATCATCACCGCCTGTAGGCTGGATGCCAAGCGTACGATCTTCTTCCTTTTTGATGATGCTTTGGCTGGTTTCAGCAACAGTCTGAGGCTCAGCGCCATCCAAATACTGACCTCGAAGCACGGCCCGGCGATAAGCATTGACCGTCATCGGAACACGGTGCGTGATCCGCGGGCATTCGCTCATCACACTCGATCCGTTGTACGGGATGTAGAGGTTGTCGGGCAACACCAATGCACTGGTCATGCGGCCTTTGTCGGCGTCGTAGTAGACCTTCTTAAACGCTGACCCACCATAGCCTACATAAAACAGCAGCTGATCAAAGTCGGGCGTGTACTCCTCCATCACCGTGGTGATTTGATAGTTCATGAAGTCTCGCACGCGGTCGGCCTGCATCAACTTCTCTCGCGTTTCTTTGCCCAACACTTGCGTGCGTACCGGGCCCTCAGCCGGCATCAATTCCTTGAGCGCTTGCGCTTGGAATTGGACAATAGACTCCGTCAACAAGGGATGCTGCACGGGGCACGCGCCCTTGAAAGGCTTGGTGCGCTCTTCAAAACTAAAGCCCAACAACTTCAGCCCTTTGCCATACATGTCTTCCCATTGTTTACGAGAAGCTTTGTCAGCATCAAACAAAGCCATTAGCTCAGCGGAAATCCCCTGCAAGACTGAGGGGTCCATGACCTCTGCCAAGTTGCTGTCAAAAGGCACTTGGGCATCCTCTTCTTCCCCGAGGCCAATGACAACTTCGCCGGTTTGTGGATCGAACTCAATGTCGATCGCAGGAAGCGCCTCTTCGGTTTCAACTTCAACGTCCCCCTGAGGCAGTTCATCTACGGTGATGTTCTTTTCAACTGGCATGCTGGTTCCTTATAGAATGACCTGATTCCAATCGGTATCAGGTTCGTCAGGCGGCTTGTTCAAGGGCTTACTAGGGTCTCTTCTGTTCTGTAGCCACTGGTTGTACTCATTCGCCCAATTGACCGTGTAATCTTCCTTCAATCCGGCGCCCGTATGATCTACCGTGTAGTACGTGGGCTTTGCTTTGGTGACCTGCTTATCATTAAACCGAAGGTTTTGCATAAGAGAAAAGATCTCTTGGCGATAAAAAGAAGGATCAGAGTTGTACTTGCCCCGAATCTGCTGAATGATAAGCCCTTCTGGAGAATTCTCAACCTCTACCGTCACTCTAGGGTAGCCTTCCTTATCACGCAACGAATATATAAGCGCTTTTTGATTATTGAACGCCTCTGGGCCCCCCAAGTTGTAATTTGCGTAGTTGTAATACCCACCAATCGAATGGCCCATCAGTGCCCCTTCCACCGCAGCTCCTTTTGGATCTGTCAGCTGCACCCACTTTGAGTCTGAAAAAGACTTGACCGGTTCTATCCATTGGGACAAAAACTCTTTAGGGAACGCTCTCCCTTTGCCCATTGATTTGATGGTTTCATCAAATCTTACTTTTAATTGCATGGCCTGAGTTGCTTGCGTCACCGCTTCAGGAAAGCTCATGTTTTTGAGTTTTTTGGCAGGCAACGACGCCAGCCCCTCTACCAAGTACTCGGGCGACAAGAAATCAAAAACTACTCCACTTGGCCCGCTTTTGGAAGAAAAATCATAAACAGGGACATTTTTTTGTTGTGCCAAGCGGAACTGTTCTGGTATGTTTCCAGCGTTTGTGCTTTCCGCTAAAAGAATATGATTGGGTGAATTTATAGCATTAGCATCATTAAGCGACGAAATAAAGGGGTTCATGAACTGTTCAGGGACGCCTTCGGCAGCCATTTTCTGCATTTCACTTTTTTCCGCGGCAGCCTTTGCTTTTTTGTTAAGCACCAATCCTTCTAAAAACGTTGATGCGTCATACTCTCGCTCAAACGCTTCTTTTGCTTGCCGGTCTCCACTTTTTAAAGATTGTATAAGCTCATCTGGAACGTTCTCTCTTCCTAGATCTGTCAAAGGACGAAGCTCTCCACTGGCCATGCGTGCCCTGATCGGATCATCGGCGGTTCCAAATACCGTTGTGAAATACCGTCTTGCCTTGGGCCCCAGCACCTGTTGTATGACCTCTTTCTGTTCGTTGCCCATGTTAAAAAATTGGTCTGTTCTTAATAATTTTCCCAATTCTTTTTGGTAGCTGCCCAAAAACCTATCCAAGTTCGGGGTTGCTTCTGCCGGAACGCGGTCCTCGGGCTTCTTTGAAAAGAACTCCCCACCCTTGGGCTTGACTGCGTACGAGGCTCCCGCCGGGCCCAACGCTTGGTTGTAGCGTTGGAAATCCTCTGCCAACATTCTTGCCGCTTCGCCCGTCTTGCCGGCCGCCTTAGCCACTCCGCGCACAGGCACTGCAGGATTCACAAGTCCACTGGTAATGTCTCCCGCCCCATAAAACCCGCGAAGTGTCGGATCCGCAGGCGGCGCATACCCCATTCCCGCTTCCAGCGTCTTGCGTTTGAGCCATTCGCTTCCGCCCACCGGCTCCTTGCTGCCCATTCCCACCGCAGACAACGCAAGATTGGAGATATCCACCGGAGCGCCCACAAGATTTTGCGGCATGTTGGTCATTCCCTTCAAGAACGCCAACTGCCCCTGCCCAGAATCCAGCGCCCGGCTCACCTCACCATATGGCCGGCCCTTGCCAGAACTCGGCATACGAAAAGAAGGTTTACTCGCCTCCAACAACTCCGCCGCCGTGGGCTCCGTGTCATACGACCCCGCCGATCCGCCTTCAGCAAACCCCATCTTCTGGCGAATAAACTCCAACACACCTTCGGGTTTTTCCCTAACTGGCGTGTATGGGGGTAAATCCCTAGGATCCAGCCGCGTTTGTCGCAGCCCCGTCAGCGCGTTATACGCCTCCCGAACCTTGGGATCCTTAAACAGCGTCTTGCGCAACACCGGATCCTGCGTCAGGTCCGTGTTTCGCGATTGTTCCACCCCAGACAACGTAGCAAATTGCTCAAACAACAAGTTAGGCGCCAACCTGCCCTGATACTGCAGCATCTCCGGGTTGAAATACCCACTGTTGATGCCGTACGTATTCCTCAAATACTCATTGAGATTGGCCGCATCACGCACAAACCTGCCCCGCGCCGCAGGATCCTTGACCAACTGATCAAACTTTTCATTGATCGCAGCCGAATCCCCCAATCCACGCTTGGCCAACAAGTGCTCCGCCTCATGCGCCCGCGTAAGTGACTGCTGTACCGGGTCCACCCCCGGATTCAAAAACATCACATCCTTCGTCAACGGGCCCGCATCGCCTTGACGCAACTCAGGAACTGCATACCCCGAAGTATTTTTCCCCCGCAACGACTCGTCATACACCGCCCGAGCACCGGGCATCGTCGAAAAAGTAAAAGGAACCGGGTCATTCATCGGCGCCGCACGCAAAGAAACAGGCGTGGCCGGGTTATTACTGCGCAAAACAGACTGCGTAAACGGATCAAGACGGCTAAATTCCTGTGGCTGACCCTCCAGCTGCGCCCCACCTCTGGCCGGCAAGCCCCGCTCCCGCGACTGCACTACCCTCGCCAGATCCTCGTCCGAGCCCGCCGACCCACCTTCAGCCATCATCTTCGGAAACGGCGACGAATATCCCAAATCCAACGCCGCCAACTGGCGCCGCGCCGCAGACGGAGGCTGCGCTAAAAACTTCTCCGCCTCACTGGGCCCCAACCGCTCCCGATCTTCCTCATCCTTCTCATCCGACAACAAAGCCACCGCCAACGCCGCCTGATAATTCGGACCCAGCTCCGCGAGCCGCGCTGCACGCTCCGCACTAGGACCCGGCTGCGCCCGCGGCACCGCCGAATACGCCGGACCAGGAGCACCCGCCGCCCCAGCAGGAGGCACCGCCGCCTGCGGCGCAGCCGCAGGAGCCGCCTGCGCACCACCTACCTTCTGCTCCATCTGCGCCAACACCTCCCCCACCGTGCGACCCCGTAGGTTCGGATTGGCATTCAACACCCCCTTGGGAACCACCTGATCCAAAGGCTGATCCGACGGAGCACGCAAAACCCGCAACGCCTGCTGCGGACCAAAAAAATGCGCCGCATACAACTCCGGACCACTGGGCGTACGACCCAACGCCTTAGACAACTGCATCGTGTTGTCCGCCAAAATGTCCGTGCCCACACGAACATTCTCATCCACATCAAACTTCTTGCCCGGCGCCCCACCATAACGACGCCAAGTGTCATCAATCACCTGAAACAACCCACCAGCCGTGGATCGGGGATTTTTCGCCCCAGCCAATAACGAACTCTCCAACGACGCTATCCGCACCGCTACGTCAGGATCCACACCCTTTTGTTGCGCAGCAGCACGAATCTTGTCTAAGATATCTTGGGCCATGATTCACGGACCTCGGGACAAGAAAAACCCCATTGTATCGGCCCCTCAATAATATTCAACCGGTTCTTGATTCGGCTCGCGATCCTCATCCTCGTCCGTGTTCAACGAAATAAAGTTGCCCTGCCTAAACCGCATCCACGCCATCACCGCCGAATCCACCTGATCATCATTCGATCCATTCGGAAAAGACGCACACTCTTCCACCATCTCCTGCGCCCACTCTTTGTCCTCGGGATACCAAATCATCCCCGACTCCAACATCGGCGCCACCGCATTGGCCCGGCTCACCTTATCTTGGCCCGAGCGCCGCCCACCGGGCGAATACATCGTCACAGGAATCCCCATGCGCCTCAACTCATGCTGCAACGGCGTGCCTGTGGCCTTCGCCTCAATCAACACATTGTCCGGATTCCAGTACCGGTACTCATCCTTGGCCACCCGCTTTAACTCCGGGAAATCCCAACGGCCCTTGCGTACATTCAACAAAATCAAATTCGGCCCCGAATCCGCATCAGGAACAAAAACCCCCCACGTCGAAATCACCGAATAATCCGCCGTCTCCTTCTTCGAGTACGCCGTGTCATACGACTGAATCACATACTCACACAACGGAGGCTCATCAAACTTCCACTTGCGCCACCACTCCCGCTTCAAAATTGCCCCATCATCATTGGTCGGCTGCTGCTGCCACTGCGCATTCCACTTCTGCATCCCAATCGATAATTTCACCTTCTCCAACTCATCCAGCGACCAAAACTGCGGCCACAACGGATTGCCAGAAGGCAGTATCGCCGGAAACTCCAACACCTCCCACTGATCCGCCTTCAAATTACTCTGCTGGCGCAACAACCGCCCCGTCAAATCATCCGTCTTCCAGCGCGTATTAATCACCACAATCGCACCATTGGGCTGCAACCGCTGCCGAGGGCCCGACGTATACCACTCAAACGTGTTCTCCATCGCCGTCTCAGACAAAGCATCCTGCTCATCCAAGATGTCATCCAAAATCACCACGTCACCCCCGCGGCCCGTCATCGCACCACCCTTACCAATAAAAAAAGCCTCCCCTCCTTGGGCCGTGTTCCACCGACCAGCAGCCTTGCTGTCCGCAGATAACTGCATGCCAGGAAATAACTCTTTGTACCGGTCATCATCCACAAGATTGCGAATCATCCGACCAAACCGCTGCGCTAACTCCGCCGTGTGAGAACCCACAATCAACTTGCTCTGCGGCCTCTTGCCCATCAAATACGCCGGAAACAAATAACTCCCCATCTGGCTCTTGCCATGACGAGGCGGCATCGCAATCATCAGACGCTTGCACTCGCCCCGCGCAACGCGGTCCAAGGCCTTGGCAATACGGCGATGGTGCTCGCCAACCAGCATCTCAGGCCAGACATACTGACAAAAACTTAAGAAGTCTCCAGTTGCACGTTCATGCGTTTCAAGGAACTTGAGCCGCAGCTCAAGGCGCAGGCGTTCTTCTTCAACATCGGGAGGTGTCAGATTCACGTAAGCTCCAGGTTTTGA